GCCAGCGGCACGACGGTTGCTCAGTTGCTCATTCCGGGATTCCCCGGCATGGGCGATGTGCCGTACCAGTACAACGCGAACTCGGCACTGGCGTCATCCATCGCCAATGCTCCCTTGGCAAACAAGGCGAACTGGCTGCAAGCGCCGAACTTTGGCGTGCCGCACGTCAGCAGCATCCATCTGAACACGTCGAGTACGTCGCACACGTTCCTGGTCCTGCGGCCTCTGAACTTCACCTACTTCCCGGCTGGTCTGGCCAAGAACACGACGGTCATCCCGGACGCCTCGGCCACTGGCATCTTTGACGATCCGGGCGTCTACTCGACCAACTACCGCTACCCGACTCTTGGCGGGGTCTTCCCAGGCCAGGTGGCCGACGCTGCCATCAGCAGCACGAACAAGCTCGTCGCCTATCAGCTTGCCGATGGCTCGTGGCAGGTGGACACCATCGCGTCTGGTACGTTCGGCTCGACCCTGACGCTGACCACGGGGACTCCTAACCGCGCTGGTGGCGCGATCCCGGCTGGCGCCCCGCTGTTCTACTTCGGCGCCGTTGCCGGCACTCTGAAAGATCCCGCTACCGGCCTCGCCGGCTGGGGACTGGGGACGCTTATCAGCGTGCGCGACAACCTTCAGGACTACGTCGTCGGCGAGATCGCTGGTATCCACCAGGGCGATCCTTTAATCGTTTATGATGCAAACGGTACAGCGGCCGATTCAGTCGTCGTTTCAGGATATTGGGGGGCGTACTAATGGCTGAAAAGCCTATCAAGTCTGAAAAGCCAAGCGACGTTGACGCCGAGTTTCGGCGCAAGGCCGCACTGGCCATTCTCGGCGCATACGTCTCCCGGCACGGCGGTTTCGAGCCGGCGGCGATGGAGACGCACATGCGGCGCGTCTGGGAATACGCCGACTACTTCGTCCTGCTGGAGAACGCCGGCCCTGTTCCCGCCGAGGCAGTGCCAGAGTTGGGCTTCCAGGAGTTGCCCAAGGGGCGTCCGGCGCATCCGTCCGACGAATGGGCCGTTATCGACGGCCAGACAAGGAAGACCGGTTTCGTCACCAAGGAAGATGCCGACTTCTACGCTTCGGCCAGGCCAGGCGCCAGGGTCCGGCAGGTAGCGGGTCCAGGCGTTCAAAACGTGGCGTGAGTGTATCGGACGATACAGTCAATCGCCAGGTGTTAACTGGCGGAGGAAATCTCATGACAGGCACTGCGGCTGGATCAATTACCCCCCTTTCGTTCGTCGTACAGAACACGTCCACGGACAACCAGTACATCCTGGCGACCGGGACCAGTACGCCCATTGCCGGCATCAGCGGACGCGGCACACGCCGGCCTCCTGGCGATTTCTTCAACGACGATGGCAACATCGCCATCTCCGGCGAGAACTTCCAGCTTTTCGCGCCGCCGATGGAGGAGGCCGAGCTTCAGCTTGGCGGAACGGTCGCAGCCGGTGACCTGCTGACGAGCGACGGCAGCGGCCACGGTATCACCACCACGACGACTGCTCAGCAGATCGGCGCCCGTGCCAAGCAGGCCGGTGTTTCCGGGCAGATCATCACAGTCCAGCCGCTTTGGGGTCCTTACTCGTGATATGAGCCCGAAGGCTCCAGAGGGAGTTGTAGGTCATGGCTACGCCGCGATTTTTCAGCAACACGAACCTCTTCAATGCCGAGGCCACAGGCCAGGTCGTCGGCTTCCTGCGCAACTCCGGTCAGTTCAAACTGATGGAGTACGCCCAACTGGTGAAGTCCACCAGAACGGGCGGCGACGGCAAGCCGGTATGCCTGTTCGTTACGCTCGATCCTGACGAGCCGGTGCGTGTTGTTACGGATCAGGAGTTCGCCTGGGAGAGCGGCGATAACGCACCCGAAGGCGCAAACATGATCCCGAACTTCAACACCACTGAAGTTCGCATGTTCCTCCGGGCCTATCCTTACCGAATTCCTGAACAGACGGTTGACACGGCGACGTTCCTGAAGCCGATGCCGATCTATCGCCAGATCGCCATGCTCAAGGCGCTGACCAACAAGACGCAGCGCATCTGGACGCTGCTGGACAATGCGTCCAACTGGAGCAGCAACACGGCCGACGCCAACGTCCTCAACGGCGGCAAGGGCAAGTGGACGACGGCCTCGGCCACTGAAGGCTCGCCGTTCTATCTGGCCATCAAGCGTTCCTTGCTGGCGGCTGTCCAGCAGGTCAACCTCGGCACGAACTCGATGGTCCAGCCGGAGGACATGAGACTGGTCATGTCTCCTGTCCTGGCGATGAACTCCGCCAATTCCGGCGAGATGACCGACTACCTCAAGGGCAGCCCGTTCGCCAAGGCGGTGCAGGAAGGCCGCGAGAACTTCAAGAACTCCCGCTGGGGCTGGCCGCAGTATTACGGCGGCGTCGAGATCGTCGTCGAGGACGCCAGCCGTGTCAGCGAGCGTCCCAACTCCACCGGAACGGCAGCGACCGCCAATCGCAACTACATCAAGGGAGCAACCAACGCTGTTTTGCTCTCTCGCCAGGGCGGTCTTGATGGCGTCGAAGGCTCGCCGGCCTTCTCGACGCTCCAGATTTACTACTACAAGTACGAGCTTGCCGTTGAGGAGCGTCACGACGCCTGGCAGAAGCGCTACGACGGTCGCGTTCTCGACCAGTTCAAAGAAGTGCTGGCAGCGACCCGCGCTGGGTACAATATTACCTCTTGCATGTAAGCAACCGCCGGAGGCCGGCGATGTCGGACTTCATGAATCCGGACGGGAGTCCGACTCTCGTCACACTTACAGCAGACGGATCAGTGCCGGTTGAAACCGGCGTAACTGACAGTCAGGAAGGCACTGTAATAGCTCTCCTGAATCAGATCGCCTGGGAGATGGCCGAGACCAGAAAGCTGCTGTGCTGGCGATATGGTGCTCAGTTCCTCTCCTACGACGGCTCAGCGGCCAGTAGTCAAACTCAGTAAGGAACGGCCATGCTCACGCCTGCCGCACTATTCAAGGGTCTGGTTCGCCGGTTCCTGCCTTCTCCGTCAATGGAAGGTCCGGAGTCAGAGGGGTACGCCCGCCTCTTGCGCTACAACGAACCGGCCATCGGCAGCATGGTTCGCAAGTCGCACCTGCTCACCGACGAAGGTACCTACTTCGTCGTCAACAATGCCCAGTCGGGCATTCTTGACACTGGCAATGCAGCGTTCGCGATCACGCACCCGAACCTGTACGTCGCCAACACGGCCGATCCGAGCGATCCGACGTCACGATCCATCGGCATGGACTACGTTGACCTTTCGGTCACTGTTGTCGGTGCCACGACCACCGCTGTCAGCAAGTGCTTCAGCATCTATCTGGTCAAGGGTAACAACTACTCTTCGGGTGGCACGGATCTGTCCAGCAAGGTCTGGGCTCTCAATCCGCGTGTCGGAGCCAACGCCAGCGTAGCCAAATGCTACTTCGGCGCCCTTACCACCACCGATCCTGCCGTGAGCCTTGGGACCACGCGAGCCATCGTTGGCGAGCGTCAGTGGCGCATGCCGGTCTCAACCAGCGTTCCCGACGCCGTGGGCGACCGCCTGCGGATCGAGTTCGGCTCAGTGGAGGAAGAGACGAGTCTTGCCATCGGCACGACTGGTGCCTTGATGGCCAACGTCTACCAGGCGGTCCAGAAGGTTCCGGCGATTGTCATCCCGCCAGGCTGGTCGATGGCCCTGTGCCTGTTCGCTCAGACTGGCGCCTACGGCACTGGCACGACCTATCTCCCCGAGGCTGGTTGGTGGGAACGGTAATCCAACGGAGAGCACACGGAGAGCACAATGCTTGCCCCGGCCTCGATCCTGAAATACCTTGTCCGCCGGTTCCTGAATCCGCCTTCTCCGGAAGGTCCGGAGTCGGAAGGCTACGCTCGCGGCCTGCGCTACAACGAGTTGGCCGTTGGCAGCATCGTTCGCAAGTCTCACCTTCTGGTGGATGAGGGCAGCTACTTCGTCGTCAACAATGCCCAGACCGGGATCATCGAGACGACAAATACCGGCTTCGTGGTGACGGCGCCGACCCTCTACCTGACGAACACCGCCGACCCGGCCGATCCTACCGCCAAGTCCATCGGCGTCGATTACGTCGATCTGTCTGTGCAGACAGCAGGAGTTACCGGAACCGCCGTGCAGGGCAAGGCCCTGGCCCTGTATCTGGCCAAGGGCAACAACTACTCTTCAGGCGGCACGGATCTGTCGTCAAAGATCGTCAATGTCAACCCGATCCGTGCGGTCAACTCCAGCATCGCCAAGTGCTACTTCGGTGCCCTTACGACCACGGACCTGGCCGTTTCCAAGGGAAATACCCGTCCCATCGTCGGCCAGCGAGTCTACCGGATGCCGGTCACGGCGACAACGGCTCCTGACGTCGTGGGTGATCGACTTCGGCTGGAGTTCGGAGGCGTAGAATCCGAGGCGTCCGGCCAGTTCGGCACGACCGGCGCGTTGGAAGCCAACGTGTTCCAGACGGTCATGAAGATGCCGCCCGTACTGATTCCTCCAGGCTGGTCGATGGCCCTGTTCACCTGGGACATCGTCTCTGGCGGAACCTACGGCACCGGCGTCACATGGCTTCCTGAAGCCGGCTGGTGGGAGCGATAGTGGGTACTGTATCATCCGATACACC